CACATAGGTGATGCTTTGGCTGGTGTGACCGGCATAGGGGCCTGGTTGCAGTGGCTCCCACTTCCTGAGTTAGCGGCGGCGGCAACCTTAATCTGGTACTCCGCGCGGCTTATCAGCTGGGCGATCCGGCGATGGCGCGCGCGCTAATTATCGCAGCCCTGCTGCTGCTGTCATCGACCGCCGCGCTGTCGCGGGATGCCCCGTGTGGCCCGTATAGCGACATGGTCGCTCGACTGCAAACAGAGCATAACGAGCAACTTTTAGGCAGAGGCATAGATGCGGTCGGCAGGATGCTGGAGGTCTGGGGTAGCAAGGATAACGGGTGGACAATTTTGCTCGTGCGTCCGAGTGACATGGTCAGTTGCCTCATGTTGGTAGGGCAAAAAGGCACCGCCTGGCAGACGGTTGAGCCGCAATATGACGGGCCAAAAAGCTGATGGAACTGGACGCACGCCTTTTGTTAACCCTGGCGGGAATGGGCGCCTCAATCGTGTCGGCGTTCGTGATCGTGAAGACGAAGTTGGGTTCGGTGATAGAGCAACTTAAGGACGTTGAACAGCGGCTGCGCGCGCTGGATTCGAGGCTTGATGCGGTGGATGTACAGGTCAGTTCAACGAACAAATCGTTGGCCGTCTACAAAGATATGTTCAACCCGAAGGCTCGCGATGCGGCGTCAAGGGAATTGGAACGTCACAAGATAGAGATCGGGCATCTCCGCGAATCAATCAGCGAACTGAGGAAGTGAGTATGTGGCATGACCTGGAGTTTTTTCGAGAGCATGAGTTTGCGTGCAAATGCGGATGTGATCGTGCTGACATGGACGCTTCCTTTTTAAAACTGGTCGATCAGATCCGCGCGGAGTTCGGGAAGCCGATGACAATTTCGAGCGGGTATCGCTGCGCCAATCACCGGGTCGAAGCGCGTAAAGAGAAGCCTGGCACTGGCGCGCATAGCACAGGTAAGGCCTGCGATGTTCTGGCCGCCGGCGGTGACGCATTCAAATTGCTCGAGATTGTTGCAGCGCAGCCCGAGATCACAGGGCTAGGCGTGAACCAGCGCGGGCCTTGGGGCGAGCGCTTTCTGCATCTTGACACAGTGGGTGCTGGCGCATTGCCGCGCCCGACACTATGGAGTTATTAAGATGATTGCAGCCCTGCTGCCAGTTTTAGGCCCGCTGCTTGGCGATGTTGTAAAGCGCGTCCTGCCCGAAGATAAAGACGCGCGTATGAAGGTCGAGAGCGAACTGAATATGGCGCTGATGCAAAACAGCGCAGCCATCGAGCAAGCGGCGGCAAGTGTCATACTTGCGGAGGCTAAGAGCGAACACACAATTACCGCAACTTGGCGGCCCATATTAATGTTAACGATCACGGCTATTGTCGGTTGGAACTATTTGGCCGCGCCATTAGTTGAATTGATTGTGCGCCTGCTTGCCGGCGATGCAGTCCCGCTCACGATCCCGTTGCCAGAAGAACTATGGCAGTTGCTTATGATTGGTGTCGGAGGCTATGTCGTTGGGCGCAGCGGCGAGAAGATCGCCAACAATTTCAAGAAGTAGATGCACCATAAAATGATGCGCGCAAGTCAGGCTGAATTGATTGCGGCGGAATTTTTCCTAGCGCAAAAGTATTTTGTTTTTGCGCCTTGGATGGGCAGGGGGCCGGTCGATCTTATTGCCCTGCGCGCGTCACCGTTTTCGATTTTGTGGCTTGACGTTAAGACTGCGCGAAAGCATCAAAGTAAAAGCAATAACAGCCGACATCGCACGGATATTCAGAAACTGCTTGGCGTGCGGCTGTGCATTGTCGATATCGAGGATAGGACTGTTCGGCTGGTCGATCACGACACGCGCGCTGCTACGCAGCGAACTGCGCAGAAATAATTGGGGTGATTGATTTAATCTGTATGCATGTGATGGTTGTCTTGCCGCGCAGATCCACAAGATCGTAACAGCTACCGTTTCCGGCCTGGGCAATCCCCAAAAAAGCACGCCCGTCCTCGACCTGGACTAAGCCAAATTTGTTGGTCGCCATTTCCGGCGGCACCTCTGCATTAGGGTCGAGGATAAAAACTGGGGCTGCGCCTGCTGTCGCAGATCCCAGGATTGCAACGGTGTTGGCCGGCGCTTGGCACTCAACGTATACGCTCTGATTGAGGTAGTTAACGGTCGGAGTCTCAAAACAATCGGCGGCGGTCGCAATTACTTTCGTTTTTGGTTTGTTCATGCAGGCAACATACCTAAAAATTAGTGCCGCCGCCTTAGTTTTTGAGTACTAATTTTGGGTAGGTCATGTTGTTTTCTGGTTGCCTGCACCAATACCGTTGGTGTTTTTGACACAAATTGTGTCACCTATTTTTCATCGTCCTCGACCAGGTCATCTTCAGCCTCTGGATAAATCCCTTCTTTCAAAGCGTTAGGGAGCGTGATGGGAGTGGATAGCGGGTGATCTTCCTCTCGGTCAAATGCCGGATTTAAAATTAGATCCTCGACATTTGCCACGGTGAGGCAAAATTTTGAGAACTCAATAACGTCTGGATGGCGAAGGCGCATGATGCTGCGATTGAAAAGTTCCTCTGAAAGGCTATCGCTTATCATGTATGAGTCTTTGCCAACTCTTTCCAGTAACCCCAACTCGATACCCTCGGCCATTACGAGGCGCACCTTTTCGCGACTTGCAGCCCCTTCACAAATGTAGGCGAGTTGGGTCAAGGTTGCAGACTTCTGCGCGCAAAGCGTAATCAAGGACAGGCGGGTTACCATGTTGTTGACAACGCGGCCTTTTCTCCATTTCGCCATTAATGGTGAATCATCCTCCGTATTGAAATGCACTGCCATCATCTTGCAAATGATCGAAATCATATAGCGTCTGTTTTGCCACAAAAGCGTATGTGCTTCTGGTGTCAATTCTACGCCTTGTTTTTTATACACATAACTTCGACGCCGAAGAGCGCGCGCTGCATATTTTATATGTTCTTTAAGCGACTTGTATTTTCGATAGGCCATTTGTTTCTCCCAATGTTTGAGGCTTGCAAATGCACATCGTCATGTCGAGTCAGTAGGATTGCTACCCATGTGCTACCCAGACTAAAAAAGGACTTAACACGGCATGTGCTAAGTCCTTGATTTATATGGTGAGCGCGACAGGATTCGAACCTGTGACCGTCTGATTAAAAGTCAGGTCTTTAGCATGTGCATTCATTACACTAATATAGCGTTTCTATCACTGAATGCAATTATATTGTTGTAATATAATAGGTTATATCTATTGTCAGTAATCACTATTTGCACTCTATGACTTAATCAAACATAGACATAACGGAATTTTGCTACCCATGTGCTACCCAGAATGAATGATCAGGAACTAAAAACTTCAGTCGAAGGTACAACCCTATGGGATCACATCGAGAAGGGTTTGCAGTTCCGGCATAGAACCAGCGGCTCTAAAGCGTTTTATTTTTACTATCGTGCGGGGAACATTCAACGCCGGCCAAAGATACAGGTTTACAACCCACCTCATTACACTCTGGCGATGGCTCGAAAGATCGCCAAAAAGATGAGGACTGATTTAAACAATGGCATCGATCCGCAACTTCAGAAACGAGTACAGACCGCCAGCCAATCCTTCGCAGACCTCGCAGATAATTTCATTGAGATCTACGCCAAGCAGAATGTGAAGGAGCGGACCTGGAAAGAATACAAACGCCATCTAAATACGGACGCCAAGCCGGCGTTCAAAAATCTGGCAGCGAATGAGATCACGCCGGAACAGATCGTGGCGTTGCTCGATAAGATCACAAAGCGTGGTCCGGTCGCAGCGAACAGGACATACGCGACACTATCCAAGATGTTCCGGTGGGCGAGGGGGCGGCAGGCAATCCCGGCGAACCCGATGCTGGAGATAGAGAAGCCAAACCAGAGCGCGGAGCGGAAACGCGACCGGGTACTGTCGGACAAAGAGATTGAAAAGTTCTGGGCCTGGACAATGTCCGATGACTTCACGCAAGCGGAGAACCGGCTGGGCGATGCCACGCGCTACGCATTACAGTTGATCCTGGTCACCGGACAACGTCCTGGCGAGGTTTGCCAGATCAGTGATGATCAGATCGAGGATCTAGATGGACAAATAATCTGGACAATTCCAGCGACCGTCCACAAGAGTGGCTCGGCCCATGTCGTGCCTCTGTCACCGCTTGCTTTGGAGATCATCGACCGGGCGCGAGAGATCCGGCATCAAGGGAGCGGCAGCAACCGACCGCAAATATTCCCGTCACCTAGAACAGTCGGCAGCATCCGGCCTGACACGATCAGTCAGCGTGTGCAGCGGTCAAGCGATGTTCTCGCCATGCCGCGCTTCACGCCGCACGATCTTCGCCGCACGGCAGCGACGAACATAACCAGCAAGGTTCTGGAGGGTACGCAACAGTCCAAACGGTTTGTAGTCGCGCGGGTACTGGGGCATGCAGACCAGGAGGTAACGAGTGTATATGATAGATATGCCTACCTACCCGAAAAAATAACCGCGCTCGATGGTTGGTCGAACAGGCTCACTTCTTCTTTGGTTTCTTCTTAGGTTTTGTTTTCTTGGGCATCCCGCCGTAGCCTGATTTCTTCGCCATCACGCAGCACTCCTCTCGATAAAATTATCGGCCTCGTATTTTTCAATCTCGGCCAAGGGATAAACCGCCTTGCTTCCCAATCTGATAAACGACGGGCCTTTGCCCTGGTTGCGCCAGTTACGGAGCGTGCTGACTTTGATTATCCCGTTCCACCGGGCGGATAGTTCTTTTTGCGATAGGTAGGTCATTGTCAATTATCCTCTATGCATGTCGTTTTGTCATCAATCAACTGAAATGAGGGGGATGCCCTCATGTCTTTATCCAGGTAATGGGGTTGGCGGATTTGACCTCGATGTCCTCCAGCGTGCCGCCGCCTAACAGCACAACATTGTAAGTGTAGCTTTGATAGCCGGATTGCAATTGTCCTATCCGCCGGTCGCCGTTGGTCATCTCGATCACGCACATTTGGTTGACCATCGATGGATCTATGCTATTGGCCGGCGAAAAGAAAAGAATCCAGCCGTCCATATAACTGGCGCTTGATCCCAGCGTCTGCATTCTAATCGCGACACTATCACGCGGCAGATCTCGGTGGCCTTCGATCATCGACGCAGTTGATGGTCGCATGTTGACGAGCATCTCACCGTTGCAAATCCCCACGATCTTAACCCGCACCGCCTCTAAGCGTACCTTGGAGACTGCGATACCCGCAGCGGACAGCACTTCCTCTGTATCGACCTGGAGATAGTTGGCGATTTTCTCTGCGTCCGACATTTGGAACCGTCGCTTGCCTGATAAGATTAGCGACAGCGCACTGGGATCTTTGCCCAAAAAGCGCGCAAGGTCGCGTTGGCTTGACCCGCGCGCGCTCAACTGAGCTTGAAACCAATCCTTTTTCACATCCTCACCTTTTACGATTTTCAAATTGTCAATCCTTATACGCATTAATCGGCATTAATTGCAATATATGATTGACAAAGGCACAATGCAACCTTATTTATACCCTGTGAGATTGTGATAATGTCAATGCATGAGGAGTGAGTATGATTTCACTAGAGAGTCTGGCTAAGTCGGGCAGGGCGCGCGCACCGATTATTACAATTTATGGTGTCAGCGGTATTGGCAAGACTACGCTTGCAACTAGTTTTCCAGACCCGGTCGTGATTGATATCGAAGATGGGTTAGGCGAGATCAAGGTCGATAGCTTTGGCCCTGACGTTATTTCTAGTTATGACGATGTTATGTCGTCACTTAGCGTTCTGGCGACCGAGGAACATAAGTTCAAAACAATAGTGGTTGATAGCCTTGATTGGCTTGAACCGATGATCTGGACAAGTGTTTGTAAAGAGAACGGTTATAAAAGTATCGAGTCTCCCGGTTACAATAAGGGATACGCAGAGGTACTGCCTTACTGGCGCGAATATATGGATGCGTTAAGCTATCTTCGCGGCAAAGGAATGACGATTATTCAGATCGCGCATCACAAAATCGATAAATTTAATAACCCAGAGACAGACACTTACGACAGGTATGTGCCTAAACTTCGCAAGGAAGTGGTCGGTCCAATTATCGAGCATAGTGATGCTGTTTTTTTTGCTAACTATGAAGTAAGCACAGTATCAAAAAGTGAAGGCTTCAATAAAAATAAGGTCCGCGCCATAGGGCAGGGTGACCGCCTTTTACGGTGTCAAGAGCGCCCATCTTCAGTTGCAAAAAACCGTTACGGCATGCCGGCGGAACTCCCGATGGATTGGCATGCTATCGCAGAACACATTGAATTTTTCAACGTCAAAAAGGAGGCTGCATAATGTCCATGATTCCGACTGCTGCTTTTGAAATCGATGAAACCCAGGTTACGGGGGGTGGCGACAACAAATATCCACCATTGCCGGCGGGCGAATATGAGGTTGTCGTGAGTAACGCCGAGATCCGCGAAACCTCTAGAGGTGGGCAGATGATTGCCCTGCGGCTGGAAATACAGCGCGGCGACAATGCCGGTCGTTGGGTTTTTGCGAATCTTAATGTCGTTAACCAGAATGCAACCGCGCAGAATATTGCGCGGCGACAGTTAAATGAACTGCTGACTGCAATCGGTAAGCCTGGGGCGTCTGATACCGACGAGATGGTTGGTGCGAGGCTGATGATTAAGCTGAGTTTTGACAAAGATAAGACAAAATTTCAAAACGAAGTGAAGAAATTCTGGGCGGCAAATCGAGCGCGTCCAGCGCAGCCGGCCCAGGAAGAGGAACCGGCGCTGATCGGTGATCCGTTGGACGAGGCGGCTCAAATGCCGGTTGCGCCTTGGCTGAAGAAAAAGGCGGCAGCTTAATGGTTGGGGCTAAATGGGAGTACATCCGCCAAGAGTGGTCCGAAAATTTGCATAGGGTGATCGAAGGTGATGACCCTATGCAAAAAGATCTTTACGCCGGCAAGTACGAGGCAATTTGCTTCGATCTAAATAATGACAAAGGGGAAACTGTTGTCTCTGTTGCCGCGTAAAATCGAAGATTTAATCTTCGCCAGCTACGAGGTTAGCCAATACACCGCTGGTCGCCGACACATGGGCGCCAGCGGCATTGGCCGGCCATGCGAACGCGAGATCTGGCTCTCGTTCCGGTGGGTTATGATTGTGCGTTTTCTGGGGCGGATCTTGCGCCTGTTCGACACGGGTAACCTGGAGGAACCGCGTATGACTGCGGACCTACGGCGCATAGGGTTTACCGTCCTCGATGTCGATCCAGAAACAGGCAGGCAGTGGACCGTTCGCGACGAAACCGGACACTTCGGCGGGTCAATGGATGCCATCATCAAGGGACCAGGGCTGCCAACCAGGGATTGGCATCTGGCTGAATTTAAGACGCACTCCGCGAAAAGTTTCCGAAAGCTGGAGCGCGAGGGTGTGGAGAAAAGCAAGCCAGAACATTACGATCAAATGCAAAGCTACATGGCTTTAGGAAATCTGGATGGCGCGCTGTACCTCGCTAAAAACAAGGACAACGACGATCTATATAGTGAGATCGTGCCGCGCGACAAAGCTGCCGGAGAACGCATACTCAAAAAGGCAAAGCGGCTGGTTAACATGCCGTCGCCGCCGGATCGTCCGTTCTCTCTCGTCAAAGGATCGCCGTGCAACTGGTGCGACTTCAAAACGTTTTGCTATGACAAGGCGTGGCCGGAAAGAAATTGCCGCACATGCCTGCATTCGACGCCGGCTGCGAACGGAACTTGGACTTGCTCCGCGATGGGTGACCCGGTCGATATCGAGGGACAAACACATTGTGTTGATGACAAACTGCATCGCTTTATCCCGACGCTTGTCCCAGGTGAACAGGTCGATCTCGACGGCTCGAATGTTGTTTACATGGTGGATGGCGAGAAGTGGGTCGATGCAGGGAAAATTTAATTTATCTGACCCGTTGACATAACCGCAATTATTGTTATTTTTGTTGTCAACGATTGTCAAATCGTAATGGGGGAATCAAATGACATTCGAAGTTCGCCAATATCAGACCGACGCTATCTCCGGCCTTTATCAACATTTTCTTAAAACAGAGGATCGCAACCCGCTTGTCGTGATGCCGACCGGCACGGGCAAGAGTGTGGTCATTGCGAACTTCGTTCGGCAGGCGCTCACACACTGGTCCGACACGCGCGTCTTAATGGTCACGCATGTCAAGGAACTGATCGAGCAAAACCATGCCGCGTTACTCCGTGATTGGCCCGAATGTCCAGCCGGCATTTACAGCGCCGGCCTTGGCCGAAAGGACATTGGCGCGCAAGTCATGTGTGCTGGCATTCAATCGATCTACAAGCGTGCCTACGAGGTGCGCCGTTGCGATCTATTATTGATCGATGAGGCGCATCTCATCCCGCGCAGCGCAGACACGATGTACGGACAGTTCATCAGCGAACTGCGCCAGCTTAATCCGATGCTCAAAGTCGTGGGTTTCACCGCCACGCCGTTCCGTTTGGACAGCGGCTCGTTGATCGAGGGCGACGGGCGGATGTTCCACGATATTGCTTATGAGTTGCCCGTCCTCGACTGCATCGAGGATGGCTACCTGTGTGAGGTCATTAGTAAAGCGACCGAAACTACGCTCGATGTAAGCGGTGTAGGCACGCGCGGCGGTGAGTTCATTCCAGGGCAATTAGAAGAGGCGGTCAACGTCGAAGCGATAACTCGCGCAGCGGTCAACGAGATCATCGAACGCGGCCAGGATCGAGGCAGTTGGTTGTTGTTCGCCGCTGGCGTAGCGCATGCGGAGAGCGTCCGCGATATCGTCCGAGAGCGTGGCTTCACGGCAGAAATGATCAACGGCGAAACGCCGAAGCTGGAGCGGTCACAAATCATCAACGATTTCCGGCGCGGCAACATCCGTTGCATCACCAACGTCAACGTCCTGACCACTGGCTTCGATGCCCCTGGCGTCGATCTGCTTGGCATGCTGCGTCCAACGCAATCGCCGGGTCTGTTCGTCCAAATGGTAGGGCGTGGCATGCGGGTAGCTAACGGAAAAGAGGACTGCCTGCTGCTCGACTTCGCCGGCAACTGTGAGCGGCATGGACCGGTGGATCGCGTCAAGTGTGCGGCTCCCGGCGAAGCCGGCGAGGGCGAGGCGCCGGTCAAGTCCTGTCCAGAATGCATGACATATGTGCATGCGGCGGTGCGTATCTGCCCTGATTGCGGCTACGAATGGCCCGCGCCGACGCCGAAGATATCGGCCCGCGCTAGCGATGATGCTGTCCTATCGAGCCAGATCCAGGCTAGGGCGGTGACGGTCGAGCGCGTGACCTACAGCCGTCACCACAAGCGCGGCAAACCGGACAGCATGAAGGTCGAGTACTGGTGTGGGTCGTTTGATCGGTATGCCGAATGGGTCTGTTTCGAACATTCGGGGTATCCGGCGAAAAAGGCGGCACAGTGGTGGTCGGGGCGAACCGCGAAGCCGGTGCCAAGTACTGTGACAGAGGCGCTCGATCATGCGCCACAAATCAAGACGCCAAGCCGCATTTGGGTGCGGCCCAACGGCAAATATTTTGAAATTGCGAAGGTGGAATTCGATGAAATTTCCAAGCCGGTGGACCGTGGTAGCGACAAAAGGGCCGGGAATCTCAAATTCCTGGCGGCCTAATAAGGCTTGTCCGACCGGCCAGGATCACAAGGCGTTGGCTGCGCTGCGCGCGGAGGTCGAGGACGGCAAATATTTCATGGCGCAGAAGAGGGTCGCGCCGTTCGAATATGAATTGATGATCACGCGGAGGATGCATCGATGATCCTGGCGTACTTCCGACCTAATCCAGATGACCAAAAAGTTTGCGAGTTGGTCGTCGCTATCGAGGGGCGGGTCCACAAGATTCCGTGGCCGCGAAAGAAGTGCATTGATTCGATCCGCAACCTACTGCCCTACGTGGAGGCACAATGAAACAGTCTAAAATAAGCGTGTCACCTGACGGTCAGGGAAACGCGCGGCTTCGCATTGAGCATATTCTCGAAAAGCGCGCCGACTCGTGGGAGTGTGCAGGCATATACAGCGTTCTTCTTCCCCCTGAGATCCGCGAGGACGTTATCGCGGCGTTGGTAAAATGCAGATAATAACGGGCGCGTTTAACGGAAAGGAACTTTCCCTGGCCGCGCGCCTAGCCGGGTCGCGGTCCCCCTCGCGACCCGGCACTCTTACGTGATCTGCCACATATGTCATCGAGCCGCGCGCGGATTTGGATACCATCCCCGGCTGGCACGCAAGCCCGGAAAGCCAACTCACTATTGTTCAAGGGAGCATCAGAAAATGATCGATAAAGATAAAAACGAAGTTTTGGCAATCGACGCTGGTGGTAATGCGGGCGGCGAATATTTGGACTCGATCAAGAAAACTGACCTGGAGAAATTGTCGGTCGAAGAGTGGGATCAATTTGTTGAGTGTATTGTTACTGGCTACGTCGATCACTTGACGAACCAGTGATAAAGAATCATGCGATAGCCTACGCTACAAAAGGCTGGTCCGTGTTCCCCCTGTACGGAGTAGAGGGGGGCGTGTGCCAATGCGGCGATCCAGATTGCTCGTCACCTGGGAAGCATCCCAGCATTGCAGCGGGCGTGAATGCCGCGACAACGGACAAAAGGGGAATCGGGATGACGTTCCGCGATGGGAACAATCTCGCCGTTGCGACCGGCATGCGGTCAGGCATATGGGTACTCGATATAGATGGGCCGGCGGGCGAGAAAAGCCTGCTTGAATTGCAGCAAAAATATGGCGAAATTCCGGCGACATTAGAGCATCGAACCGGGCGAGGCCGGCACCTGATATTCGCGCTCGATGGCGAGAAGGTCAGTAACAGCGTCAAGCGCCTGGGCGACGGCATAGATGTTCGAGGGGATGGCGGTTACATCGTGGCAGCGCCGTCGCTTCATGTGACCGGCAAGACTTATCGGATGGGAGAAGGGGAGCCACTGCCGGCGCCCGATTGGCTGGTGGATCTTGTCCGCAAAACGGATCGTCCCGCTCCCAGGCCGGCAGCGATGACCCATGAGATGACCGGCGATCAGGTCAGCGGCATGCTGTCGTTTATCTCGCCGGATGTTGACTATCACACCTGGGTCGAGATCGGCATGGCTCTGCACAGCGAAGGCTACAGCCTCGATGTGTGGGAGGGGTGGTCGCAGACCGGCAGCAAGTATCGGCAGGGCGACTGCTATCGGCGTTGGGCTGGATTCGATAAAAGCGCCGGCATTACGATGGGGTCACTTTGGTATCACGCGGAAATGGGCGGCTGGACGCCGGAATTGCTCGACAATGAGGTCGCGATCGCGACCGGCGCAGCGGACGCAATGATCGCAAAGCTCACCAAAAAACCATGCGATATCAAACCAGACGCTACGGCGAATGAAATTTTGGAAATCCCGTTCGCTGATTTGGCAGTGGCCCGCCAGCCCACGATTGGCCCGTCAAATGGGCCGGCTAAACGGGCCAGTAGTTTCCCGGTCAAACCAATGGATTTGCCGGGGATTATAGGTGACACGGTGCGCTGGATTGTACGCAGTTCAATCCGACCACAGCCAGAGATTGCATTAATGAATACCCTAGCGGCACTGGGTGCGGTGTTTGGCCGGCGGTATACGACCGAATGGGACACGCGCTGCAATGTCTATATAGCCTGCATAGCCGGCACTGGCGCCGGCAAGGATCATTCGCGCAAGCAGATTAAAAAGCTGATGAAGGACGCCGGCCTGCATGAATTCCTTGCCGGCGACAGCATCGTCAGCGGACCCGGCATGCTTCGCGGTTTGAGTAGCCAGCCAGCGCAGATCCTGCACCTGGATGAGTTCGGCATGCTTCTCAAGTCTATAACGGATGACAAGGCGCCGGCTCATTTGCGCCATGTTGCGAAGGCGCTGACCGAGATCTACACCGCGTCGAGTTCGCTGTTTCATGGGGGTCATTACGCATCACCAGATATCAAGCCAATCATAATTGACAAGCCGGCGTTAAGCATTTTTGGCACCTCGACACTGGCGGTTTATAGCGATGCGTTGACATCGAGCGCAATCGGATCGGGCGAGCTAAACCGGTTCCTGGTGGTGCCGGCGGATGACGATATGCCCAGGCTATCGAGAAACGTAGAAACGCCGGCTGCGCCTATCCAACTGGTCAGGCGCTGGAGGGAGTTTGCAGAGGTGCAGGGAGACGCGAACACCGGCAACCTTGTCGAGATAGCCGGCGGCAATGTGGTCGCACCAGAAGCTCTTACAGTGCGCTGGGGCGGCGTTCTGGAGCGGCTGCACGCCATTGGGGATACGGCGGATGATCGAGCCAGGGCTGCAACGGCAAAAGGGCAAACCGGCGTGTGGACGCGGTATAGGGAACAGGTCATAAAATTAGCCATGATCACGGCAATCGCGCGCAATCCAATCGCACCAGAGATCGAGCATGATGATCTCGATCTCGCGGAAGCAATCGTGATGTATGCCTGCAAATTTGTAGTGCGTCTCGCGGACCATCACATAGCGGATACCAAGTCGCAAAAAGAGGTCAAAAGCATCCTGGCGTATCTGCGAGAACGCGGCGGCTGGGTCACCAAAACAGACATTGCACGCCATGTGGATCGGATACCTGCGCGGCAGCGGAACGAAATTTTGCACGATCTAGCCACGGTGCGGGAGGACATCGTGATGCGCGTTGACAAAAGCTCAACCCGTGGCAGACCATCCATATCGTATAAGATCAACGACTGACGTATTTAATGCCATTTAATTGCATTTAATTGCAGCCGTTTTGTGCAAAAAATAAATCCCGAAAACCACAATGAAAACAATAGAGTATACATATATATAATAATTAATTAATTAATTATATGTATATAGTGTGTTGTGGGTTGTTTCTCTCTTCCTTCTGGTTCTCTTTTTTATAGGGGAATCGTGCAATTAAATGTATTAATTCATAACCTATTGAAAAATAACAATAAACCTTGGAATTTAATGCATTTAAGTGCAGAAAAAAAAAGATAAAAATGATAAAAATTAAATAGGTAAAAAAATGCATCCCATGCATTGACAAATCAACAATCGTTGATTATATAAGGGGCATGCAAATGATCCACACAAAATCAACCATCGCCCACGCGGCCCAGATCCAAGACGCCGTCGAGGCTGGGGCGCTGTTCGTCGTAAATCATAGCGGCGGAAAAGATAGCCAAGCAATGTATGCCGTGATCCGCAGCATGGTGCCTGCCGACCAGATCGCCGTGGTGCATGCTGACCTGGGTGACGATGTCGAGCATCTTGGTGTGTTCGATCACATTGAGGCCAACGTCGATCATCCTGTGCATGTCGCACGCGCCATTTTCAAGGATGGCACACGCAAGACGCTTCTGGGCGCCATCGAGCGCCGTGGTGCGTGGCCGTCCAGTGCAGCACGCTACTGCACCAGTGACCTAAAGCGTGGCCCCTGCGAGAAAATAATCCGAGCATTAAGCAAGGAAACCGGTCGCACGATGATCGTCAGTTCCTTTGGTTTCCGCGCAGAGGAAAGCCCCGCACGCGCCAAGCGTCCGACCTGGGAGTTGAACCAGCGGAACAGCAAGGCAGGGCGCACCTGGATTGACTTCAACCCGATTCACGATCTGTCCACCGACGATGTTTTTGGTGTGATCGCGAGTGTCGGCCAGGAAGCGCACCCGGTTTACGCCGAAGGTAACGAGCGCCTGTCCTGTGTTTTCTGTGTAATGGGTTCGACTAACGATTTGCGGAACGGTGCGCGCCTTCGCCCAGACCTCGCTCGCCGGTACATCGATCTGGAGCGGGAGATGGATCACACGTTCCGCGCCAAGCAAAGCCTGGAACAGATTATCACCGGCATTTTGCCCGCGCAGCAACTCGATTTATTCGCAGCTTAGAAAGGGAGAGTTATAGGATGGAGATAAAGTCTATTAAATACTGGGTGACAATGACTGACAAGTTCATGTCTGGTTGGGGTCCAGCCCAAGGCACGATTAATAAACTTGTGGTTGCTTGTGAGACTTACGAGCAAGCCGAAACGATAGAGCGAGTTGCTGACGGTAGGTCAGAAATGAAGCATGTGAACATCTGCGTTCGCAAACCGTCCTACCCCAGGTATCTCGTTAGCTGGAAAAATTACGATGATATGCCGGGTTGGCGTTAGGTGATGGATCTTTTTGAGTTTGCGGCAGCGAATCAAATTTCTGAAATTCAATCCGCCGAGAATGCCCTGACGGCGTTTGAGCAATACAGATTGGATGTACTCCGTAAACACGTTGGGAATGATTTGGCCGAAGATATTTATGCAAAATGGCAGCTTAGAAAGGGAGAAATCAAATAATGGCGAAAAAAATTACACCACAGACCCAGGCGGAAGGCATTATCGTCCAGGTCCGCGTTTATAAGGACGGGTGGACACCGTCGCGCCCCTGGTGCGCTGATCTGATCCATGCGGACGGTCAGGTGTTTCGAAAATACAACTGGGGATACAAATCAAAAAAACGGCTGCTCGAAAACATCGACCACATGATGAGCCTGTATGCGCTCTCAGTTGGGTCTAAGCCTGAGATCGTGCGCGGGGAGGACATATAGATGACGATAAACATAGAACCTGGAAGGGCGTGGGAAGTTGGCAGAGACGCGGGACTCGACGCCATCGATGCTGTTGGCAAAATTGTTGAAACGTACGCTGTAGGCAGGATGCCCCCTTATAGGGATCATGTGGTAGCCCCAGAGGCGCTCGATGGTCTTTTGGTGACAGTTATGATTTACGTTTACAAGGTTGCACCAGAGCCAGAGATTGCCGACGAGATGATCGCGACCGCAAGGAAGTGGGCCGATGAAATGGTGCAAGAGGAAAAAGAGAAAAATAATCAAAAATAATGCATTTAATTTCGATCAGTTCATTGACAAATCAACAATCGTTGACCATATACACAATATGATTGAAGGGAGAGAAAAAATGGTCAGTAACGCACAAGCACGCAGGCAAGCGCAGTTACTAGCGGCACCCGCTGGGTGGCAAACCAAAACGTGCGGCAGTTTTGGTGATGCCTTCAAAATTTTCCTCGTTTGTGCTGATGACGGCAAGGGCGGTGACATCACAAACGGCGGCGCACCGCTCCCCACGTTCAACGAGTGGATCAACCGCGCACAAAGCCATGATTTCCATGATCTCGCCTAACCCCCAACTCTGGCGCGCCTCTAGCCCCGTACCGGTTCGCCGGTCGGGGCTTTAGGGGTAGGAACTACGGGAGAGAAAATTTGCAAATCATCGTTGAGGTTTTGAAGACTACCGTCAGGAACGCCAAGTTGGTGCGCGCTGACGGTAAGGAGTTCTGGGTCCAGGGGCGTTGGGTGCGTGCCGACAAATCGCTGACGCCAAAAGGCGTCGAGGCGTTCAACAATGCCGGCGTACCGGCTCCGAAGCGGCGTCCGTACTACCGCGTCAAGTACGCTCGTCTGGTTGAGATCTCGCCAAAAGCGGTCAAGGTCGAGTGCTACGATGGTAGCGAGGACATCTTGCCCATCAGCCAGATCCGCGAGGACGGCTACCATGACGCAATCCTGGTTCCGGCGTGGTTGGCCGAAAAAAAGAATATCCAGTATGCGACAAAAAAGATCTGGCTTGACGCTTAAAACAGCCGATAAGGAGACAAATAGCATGAAAAATTTTGATTTGACACCGACCTGGGAGGCCACG